TATGCGATCAGGCCTAACAATGGCTGGATCCGATATGAGCGGATGGGACTGGAGCGTTAAGAAATGGATGATATTGGACGAAGCAGAGGGAGTTATCAAACTTTGCCGTAATTCAAACCCGCAGTGGGAGCGATTGATGCGCAACACTGCTATCATCGAATCTGCCTCCGTCTACCAATTCTCAGATGGGTTAATGGTAGCGCCTAATTTTGAAGGCATAGTCAATTCTGGCAAGCAGAAAACAAGTCGAGGAAACTCCTTTATGCGTGTCAGAGTCGCAGATTTAATCGGATCCCGTAAGACGATAGCCGCTGGAGATGACTGTATTGAGTCTTTTGTTGACAATGCCCATTTGCGCTACGGAGAATTAGGTTTAGTATGTAAACAGTATGATATCATTGATGATTCTTTTGAATTTTGTAGTCGATTATATGGACCTCACGGTTCTTATCCTCTTAATTCTTACAAGATGGTCATGAACCTTTTGCACACTAAGCCTATCAACTCCTTCGAGTATGGCATGTATATGTTAGGATTTGAGGACCAAATGCGATCTCATCCTGATTATGCGTCCCTACGCGAGAAAATAACTATATCGGGCTTTGATGAGGTGGAGGGGCATCATTATTATTAAAGTAATGAATTCCCAAGCGAAAACACAGCGCAAGCGTCGCGCTAATAAAGCTCAAATCAACAAAGTAGTTCAACAACTAGCAGCCGTTGCAATGAGCGACGCACTTCCGAACTCTTCGAGGAAGAGAAGAAATAGAAGACGTCCTAATAATGTCAATAAAAAGACTTTAAGCTCGGTTAACACAATAGCTTCTGTAGAGCGCAATCTCGCTGCTCCAGGTTCTTCTGTTATGTCAACCAATCCATACGTTAAGTGTAGACTTAACCCATTTCTAGCCTCTGGAGGCGATGGTATACCCGATGGTGGCAACTCCAACTATGTTGTAGTAGATGCCTGTGTCGTTAACACCATTGTTGATTCAGGCTCAGCCGGTTTCGTTATCCAAACGCTTGGATTAGTACCTATTGGAGCTTGTATGTCGGCTTTAGGAAC